TTAAAAATTGCGGTAGCCTAATACAACTTGACCAATCACAAGCAGGCTGTCTGCCTCTTCTGCTGTGAGTTTTATCGGGCGGTATGCGTTATTGTCGCTGATTAACTCTACCCCGCTAAATGTACGTTGAATGCGTTTTATCAGCATTGATCCTTGATTGTTTAAAACAAAGATTTTGCCATCAATTAAAGTTTTACTGGCATGATTGACGATAATGTCCTCGCCGTCTTTTAGCGTGTCGTCCATGCTATCGCCGCATACTTTATACTTTCCGCAGTCTTCCGCTTTTAACCCTCTAGCACGGAGCCATTCGCGCTCTATCTTGGTCTTTTTTACCTCTAGGTAATCGCTGTTTATGCCACCATAACCAGCCGTTACGATAACATCACGACAATCATCAATCCATTCAAACCCTTCGTCATCGGCAACGCTACGCGAATTCTCGCTTTCGCGCAGGGTAATTCTATTGGAATTTTCATCTAGTGTTGCATTGGTTTCTCCAGTCAATAAATAGTTAGGCGAAACCTCTAACTCTTCAGCAAGGGTAATAATCATTGAAGCTACAGGTTCAGTTTGATTTGTTTCCCAATTCTGCAATGCAGATAGTGAAAGTCCCAGCTTTTCCGCCATAGCATTTCTTGAAACTTTTTTAAACTCTCTTAACTCTCTAATCCGATTCCCTATGGATGAGTTGTTTTTAAACTTAACTCTCATAACTTTAAAAAACTCCTATGAAAAATTTAACTTTTTTAAAGTTGAATTAAAAGTTATTTATTTCAAATAGATAGATTAAATAACTATTAATCCAATGGTTAATTTTTAATCGATTAACTTTAAAATAAACTTTTAAAAGTTGTATTAGTTGTTTTTATGGTTTAATATCCTCATCAGATTAACAAATGAGGTTATCTAATGAGGAGATTAATGGAAGCTAAAAAAACAGCTATTGATTGGCATCGAGAAGACATCAAAGCTGCACTAGCAAAAAAAGGTTGGTCATTGCGCCAACTCTCTTTAAAGCATGGTTATAGCAACGGTAGCACATTAAAAAACGCGCTAGACCGTCCTTGGCTCAAAGGTGAACGTATCATAGCTGAAGCTATTGGCGTTCCTGCCGAAGTTATTTGGGCATCACGTTATGAGCAACGTAACCATAAAAAATACGCTGATAGATAGTTTTGAGGTTATTTATGAGAAACGACAACCTAAAAACACACTACTCAGCCAAGGAACTACTTGATTTAAGTTTATCCTGTTTACCTAATTCGGTGCAAGGAATTATTTATCAAGCTAAGAAGAATGGTTGGGTAACTCAAAAAAGAGTTGGCAAAGGTGGTGGAAAAGAATATGCCTTGGCATCTTTACCGCAAGAAATTCAAACTGAGATTCGCACTAAATTCGCGATGGAGATTATCAATGCTAAACCTAAAGCACTCCCTGTAGTAAAAGCTGACGACTTAAAACAGCTCACCACGGCGCAACGCAAAGCGGCAGATGCGCGGATGGCGTTAGTGTTGTATGTGAATGAATTAGAAGCGGCGTTAGGCTCGCGCAATCAGGCGATGAAATGCCTACTTGAGCAAGCCAAGCAAGGGGAATTAAGCGATACACAAATGGCGTGGATTGCCTTGGCGAATAATAAACAAGGCAATGGGCGCGTATTGGGACATCGCACGCTGTATAAGTGGGTATTGGCATATCACCAATGTGAGACAGCGGAACAACGTTTGATGGTGTTAGCCCCCGGCAAGCGCAAGCGGGTTGAACCAGAAAATGTGTGGTATTTGCCTTGGTTTATGGGGTGCTATCGACAAACGTCAGGGCTGACTTTTGCAGATGCCTATCGAATGTTTGAGGCAGAATATGTGGGACGTTATGGCGATGATCCGACTTTTATGTCGATGTTACCAAGCCCCGATCAAGTTCGTACCGCCTTTGGCAAATTGCCCGTGCATATTCGCGAATTAGGGCGTTTAACTGGCTCAAAATATAAGAATTTGTTGCCTTATGTGGAACGTAAATGGGACTTGTTTAAAGCTAACGATATTTGGATTGGCGACGGACATTCTTTGAAATTGAAAGTCGCCCACCCTATCCACGGCAGTCCGTTTACGCCAGAACTGACAATGATTGTGGACGGCGCAAGCCGAAAAATCGTGGGTTGGTCGCTGGCATTATCAGAAAGCGGTTTTGCAGTGTTAGATGCCTTGCGACATGCCATTAGCCGACACGGTGTACCCTGTATTTATTACTCGGACAACGGTGGCGGTGAAAAGAACAAAATGCTGGATGCAGACGTCACGGGGATTTTACCGCGCTTTGGCATTCACCACGCCACAGGGATTGCAGGCAATCCGCAAGGGCGCGGGATTATTGAGCGGCTTAACCGCACCGTGGGAAAACGCATTGCACAGATGTTTCCCACTTATTACGGCAGCAGTGCGGATCAGGATACCACGCGGCGAATGTTGCAATCTATGGTCTCTCTTGCCGGCGCCAAACAAGGGGCAAAATTAACGCCAAAACAACGCAAGGCAAAAGCAATGTTGCCTACGTGGGATGAATTAATGAAAGCCATTGAACAAGTGATCGATTGGTATAACAACGAACATGTGCATAGTGAAATCAATTGCACACCAGCAGAGAAATATCGCCGAGTGACGCAAGACGATTTGATTGTGATGCTTTCTGAACCGGAATTACGCGATATAGAACGACCGCACTTTATTCGCAAAACGCAGCGTGGTTTGGTGCAGTGGAATAATCACCAATATTTCCATTTGGATTTATTGAATCACCAAGGCAGTGAAGTGGTGGTGGCGGTGGATATTCACAATGCAGATTTTGTGCAAGTGCGGACGAAATCCGGACAGTTTATTTGCAATGCAAAATTTGAAGGGCACGCCCGCGAAGCATTCTCGGTTTCAATGGTGGAACAACAACGCCAAAAACGCGCAGACAGCAAATTGAAACGGATTCAACGCAATGTTGATGAAACCTTGGCTGAACTTAATCCGGTGATCACGATTGAGCATCAGCCAGATTTTGCAGTGTTAGTGCCAAAAGTGAAGCAAAAAATCCCAGCCAAGCCGATTTTCCATAACTTAACGGAGAAAGAAGAATGGGAAGCGGAACAGGCAAAGTTGGTGAATGAATAAGGAGAACAAGATGAAGAATTTTATTGAAAAAGAACGTAAAGCGCGCAGCAAAAGACGATTTAAACGCGCTAAAACGTTGATTAAAAGAGATTGGTCGAAAATAAACGATTTCCCAGTTTGGATTTTAACCCCTAGTGGCGTTGCCCCAAATTTAGCATCGCAATCAACGGCTCTAGATATGAATCAAGGTACGCCTTCATATCCGTCGCAACAAAATCAGGCACATCAGTGCTTTGTAACAAAAGACGAAGCTGATCGTGCGAATCGCCCTGAAATTGAAGCAGCGCAAGTTGATCCTGCTCGGCAAGTTGAACAATTAGCGAGCGAATTAAAATCTGTTGTACAGCAAGCCGACCGTTTAGGGCAGAAAGTTGTTGCTGTAAGTCTTCGAGTTGAGTTTGCGACATAAGGTTCTCCTTGGTTTAGGTAGGTTTAAAACAGAATTATAACGAGGTTAAAAATGAAAAACAAAGAACTGCAACGGTTTATGACCAATAGCGGCATGACACAAAAGCAGATTGCGCAAGCGTTAGCGGTATCAGTGGGGACAATTAGTCTTTATTTGAAAGGACAATACGCAGGCGATGTGCAACGCCTTGATGACAAGGTGGCGGAGTATTTGGCACGCCAAGATCAGAAAATTTTAAATGCGCGTTACAACAAGCAATTTGTGCCAACGTTTCTCGCACGTAAAGGGATGGAAGCGATGGAATATGCGCATACGGAAGGCGAGATGGTAGTGATTTATGGTGCGGCAGGGTTAGGCAAAACCCAGTTGTTAAAAGAATATGTGCGTACGCACCCTTCTGCAATGTTGATTGAAACCGATCCAAGTTATACCACCAAAGTCTTATTACGCAAGATTGCGGAGGCTTGTGGTGTGGTTGTGCAAGGCGTAAACAATGACTTTTTCGAGAAGATAGTGGAGCGTTTGGAAAATTCAGAACGGTTATTAGTGATTGACGAAGCGGAGTTGCTTTCTACACGTTCTTTAGAGTTTGTTCGACGATTACGAGATAAAACCAATATTGGCGTGGTGCTTGCTGGTATGCCGCGTTTAATGGTGAATTTGTGCGGTAAAAACAACGAACTGGCACAGTTATATAGCCGTGTAACTCGACCGTTTGATTTAGGCAATGCCCTTCCAGAGAAAGATTTAGCGTTATTAACGGAAACAGCACTCGGCACGGCTGAATTTAATGCGCCTTTTATTAAGTTTAGTAAGGGCAATGCACGTCGATTAAGTAACCTCATTAAAGGTGTGGTGCGATTGGCTGAAATTAATGAGTGTGAAATCACTTATGAAATGGTTGAAGAATACAGCAAAGTATTGATTGGCTAAGGAGACCAAAATGTTACAACCCAATACAACTAAACAATTAAACAAAAACAATGCCGTGATGTTGGCTTATTTAGAACAAGTAGAAAAAGCCGTGAGACGCTTAAATGAAATGGGGCTTACGGTGATTAATGTGCACTTTGAGAAGATAAGACCGACTGTGCGTGTGATGAATAATGCAGTAACAGAACAGTTAGAGAAAGACCAATTGGCTTATGTGTATCACGTGGGGCGTGATGTGGGTCGATACCAAGAAGCGCAATTTACGGTGGAAGGTATCCGAGTGGTTTGGCGAAAATATTTGAACTAGGAGGATGAATGGCAACGCGTCGGCAAATTTATGCAGTCTATCGTGGCGAAGAGAATTTGGGTGACGGGACTGCGGAAGAATTAGCAAAGAAACTCAATGTGAGCGAAAAAACGATTTACAGCTCGGCAACAGTCGCCCGATGTAAACGTGATAAAGGTAAGCGACTTGTGGTGATTAAGTTAGATAAAGAGGAACTCTAAATGAAGGTGATGATTGAGGGGAAAGAATACTGGCGTGATGCAAGAGGAAATTTAACGCCAGCTGAGTTGGTGAAAGACATCGACAAAGCACGTGATGTGCTCGTGCGTGAATGGGTGGAAAAAGGCGTGTCCTTAAATAAGGAGATGCGCAATTTTAAAGATGGCATTTTCGGCGATATTCAGGCGTTTATTGAACTTTCAGCTGAAAAATACAATGCAAAAGTGGGCGGTAGTAAAGGCAATATCACGCTTTATAGCTACGACGGCAAATACAAAATCCAACGTGCGATTAACGACCACTTGCAATTTGATGAACGTATTCAGGCGGCAAAAGTGTTGATTGATGAGTGCTTGAATGAATGGAGCGAAGGCTCTCGCCCTGAACTAAAAGCGTTAATTGAACGTGCGTTTAATGTGGACAAGGAAGGTAATTTAAATACTTCTCGCATTTTAGGTTTGCGACGGGTAGATATTCAAGATGAACGTTGGCAAAACGCGATGCAGGCGATTAGTGAAAGCGTACAAGTGGTGAGTAGTAAGGCTTATGTGCGACTTTATGAGCGTGTGGGCGAAAGCGATCAGTATGTGCCGATTGCGTTAGATGTAGCGGGGGCGTAGATGAGTGAGTCTGGCATCGTTGTAATTTGTCTTTTTGCACTATATGCGTGGTTAGCATATTTGATGTTTAAGAATTTATAAAACTTATTTAAATGCCCTTTAAATCTCCCCATCCCCCTCTTTACAAAGAGGGGGATGGGATGAGGGGCATTCATAATAGGTTTTAACAACAAAGGAGCAAAAATGAAAAAACTGGAAAATTACCGAGATTTTAGCCAACACGCTGCGGAAATGGAACGTGCTGGCGCATGGAAACAAGCAGAAAGTGCTTGGGAAAAAGCAGCAACGGTGGCTCGTCGTCGAGAAAATCAAGAATGGGCGGAAAATCGTCGTTTATTTTGCGCACATTATGTGCGTTATCCCGCGAGAAGACCGGAGGTCAATCATGGCTAAGTTTGTGGCGCGCTTTTATTGTTTAGTTGAAGCAGTTGTGGAAGCTGAAAGCAATGAGCAAGTGTTGGAATTGTGTGATTTGAATGTGTGCGATGTGAATAAACTACCGCATACGATTACGGAAATTGATGATGTGGTTGAGGTGGAGGAAGTATGAGTGAATTAACAAAAAATGATTTAAAAATAGGTCGCTTTTACTCAGCTAAACGACCGCAACGTTTCGGTTTTTTCCGCTTACTTAACGACAGAGAGATTATTTGGTTAAGCGATACCCACGTGAAATATGATAGCCCAAGTGTGAAATTTGGCGCGAAATACCCGATAGTGACTATCGAAAGATTTTTGAAATGGGTAAAAGAAGATGTAACAGAGCAAATGCCGAAAGATGAATGGAGACGAGCAGGATGACAGAACAAGAAAAAGTGCGGTTGGATGAAATATTGCAACAAGCAGCAATGCAGCTTATTAAAGCACAAACCTATCTTCGCACAGGGCAAGCTCAATATGCTGCGGTTTATGTGGGGAATGTGCAGAATTTGTTGCCTGGGTTGAGAATGAGATTGGTATGTTAAAACCCATTTACAGCCTATTAAATCTCCCCTAGCCCCTCTTTACGAAAGAGAGGGATAAGATGAGGGGCATTCATAATAGGTTTTAACAACAAAGGAGCAAATATGAGACCTGAATTTAGATATTTTAAATGCGCATTAAGCGTTGAGCCTATTAAATCATTAGATGAGCAATGGCGAAAAGATAGAGAGCTCAGAGATAAAAAACTTGACGCTATTTTTGACACTATCCCATTTTATGAATGCTGGAGAGGAAGTGAAAGTAATATATTTGGAATTGTTTGTAGTTTAGATAGCGATGAATTTGCCAAAATAAAAGAGGATAAGACCTATAAATTTGAAATAGTTGAAAATGAGAAAGTTGTCATCACTGGCAATGGCAGAACAAAAGCCGGTAAGGCATTTAACGATAAAATCCAAAGCGTTAGAGATATTTTAAATCAATACCCAAGCTTTAATGATTTTATGCTACGAAAATTAAAACTTAATTGCTGGGTGCTTGGCGCACGCACTGGTTATGTATCTGTATGCGGTGTTGCAAGTGACTACTTTATCGTTTCAATACCAGTTAAATCAGAGGGCTTTGGTGGGGATGGCTTCCCGGCAATTCCGGAATGTTTAACAGAAATAAAACAAAGTGAATTTTTAATGTTACAGGGGAAATAGATAATGAGTGAACAAATTTACGAATTTAAGAATGTAACCGATATTTTAGTGCTTGATGAAAAACAGTTTGAACGATTCTTAGCAGATTTCAAAGAATGGTTCCATTTTCAAAAACAAGCGAGAACCGAAGCCGAAAAGCTTAGAGAACTTGGATTGAATATTACTCTAGCAGATGTGATTCGTTGGAAAGATGATGACATGATTGGAGTGGGGAAAATTACGATTGATGTGCAAAAGGCACGAGATTATTAAAACCCATTTACAGCCCATTCAAATCTCCCCTAGCCCCTCTTTACAAAAGAGGGGGATAAGTGAGATGAAGTGGGCTGAGTAATGTGTTTTATTAACTAAAGGAGCAACAATGTTAAAAGAAAGCGATTTACTTGAAGATCATGATTATGTATCAAATAACGTAAAAATATATAAAGGCAATTTAGTAAGCTGGAGACGTATTTTTAAAGTTAATCGTGCTAATGAAAGTGTAACATATTGTGAAATGAAATGGCTTAAAGATGGTTTAAAAGCGACATTGAAAACTATATCAATCAAAGCATTTTTAAAATGGGCTGTTGCTGATGTAACTAAGGAGACGAAAGAATGAAACTATGCCGTTGCCCTATTTGCCACAGTGATATCCATTTGGATGCGTTGTTGGAAGATGATGCGGGGCGTGAGATGTTGGGGTTAATATCCAACTTAGGTGGTCGCAATGCCCGTGCGTTGGTAAGTTATATTGGTCTGTTTCGCCCTGAAAAATCGGCACTATCTAATGGGCGGGAGTTGAGATTAATGAAAGATGTGTTGGAGATGTATCAACCCAGTCCGCTACTCGCCCATGCATTGAATGAAACGGTGCAAGCGGTGATGAAAAACCGTCGGGAAACTCGCAATATTCAGGTGTTATCGAATCATAACTATTTGAAGAAAGTGTATGAAGGGGCGAAACCCTTGTTTGCGGTAGTGCGTAATGAAGGCAAAGCTGAAATGCAAAGCGTTGCGGCACAAGAAGAGGATAAACGTATGGCAGCCATTCAATATATTGAACGTTATGCCTCCATTGGGCAGTTGCAATTTGTGGAAAATATGCCTGAGTTTGCGGTTTGGAAAGCCTGGAAAGCGGAACAGGAGAAAGGCTATGTTGCGTAAAAATTTAATCGCTCGAATCCATATTGGGAAAAGCCAATTAGGTCTTGATGATGAAACCTATCGTCAATTATTGGTAAGCACAACGGGGAAAACAAGTTGTACTGAAATGACGGAAAGTGAATTGCAACAGGTGTTAAATGTTATGGTGCAAAAGGGGTTTAAATCCAGTCGTCATTTTTGGGGAAATCGTGCGGCACCACGTGAAGATAAGAAAATTTATTTGGCAAAAATTACCGCACTTTTAGCAAAACATGGTTTACCGAAAGAATATGCAGATGGTATTGCGAAACGTTCGTTTAAAGTGGATTTTGTGCATTGGTTACAGCCGTGGCAGTTGAAAAAGGTGGTGCAGATGTTGGCAGTGTATGATCGGAATAAAAAAGCATTGTAAGATGAAATTATCAGGTGTAAATTGAAGGCTCTTTGGAGCCTTTTTTATTTCCTATGATAAAGTTTCTATCTAAATTATTTCAACGTTTCACTTCTAATTCTAAGCCTAAACCTGAGGTTATAACAGAATACGAGCTACATAACTCTACAACTAATCTAGAATTACCTCGCTTCACTGTATCTATTGAAATAGATAACCGCCCTAAACCTGAAGATCCTCAAGAAAAACGCCGTTTCAAAGAAGCCTTTGAACAAATTACACATGACATTAAATTTATCAATATTGATAAAGATGATGTTTATGAGTTACTTTGGACGCATCGTATTGGAGGATTTTATCAGCTAGGAAAAGCTCTTAAAACTCGTGATATTTTAATGAATTGGTCGTGGTTTGATGAATGGTTAGAGCGATTTCAAAGTATATCTATATATCCATATATGTGGAATCGTTGGTTTGTTAAGGGGAAACTTTATCCTACCGACTTAGATGAAGCGACTAAGAAGTTAACAGTTAAAAATATGAAAGATATTCTAGGGCGAAAGGGGTATCAAGAATATCCTAAACTTCGTGCTGAATTAGAAGTGTTTTTCAAACAGAATATCGCTTATGAAGATTTACAGCCCGAGCTAAGGGATAGAATGATAGAAAAGGGCTGGAAGGAGAATGATGAGTATCAAGAGTTGAAAATAGAGCTTCTATGTCATTCAGTTATTATGAGATCTTACGCCTTAAGAGATTTTGAACGATATACTCCAGAATATTTATCATCTTTGGATGATAAATTTATAAAAAAGCCTAAACTATCCTTTGTCGGTGATGATGAGGAAGAGAGAATTGTTCAATCATTCATAATCTCTCCAATTAAAAATAATCAGGTTATTCAAATTCCCCCTTTTTTTCCTGGAGGAAGAGCTAATATTCGATACTTTTATCGCGAAAATCATAACGTATAACAATTTTTCAAAAAAATTTCTGCAAAATACCGCCTTTTTAAAATTTCCGTGTGAGAATTGCGTAAAACAATTTACGGAGGTGTTTATGGTTGAATCTTTGGAAGATGTGGCTGAATTACTGCCTGAAACGGTGCAGCAGATGGTGGATTTGGTGGGCTTTGCTGCGGTGGAGAAAATTATTACAAATTTTGGTGGGGCTACCTTTCGATTTACTGATGGGGTGCATTATTTTCCTAAGCTTAAAGCATTAATTGGTTTGGAAAGTGCGGTGAAATTACGAGAGGTTTTTCGTGGGGAGTGGCTGTATATTCCTCGTTGTCAAACGGCATTGCGTGTGTTGCGTAATTATCGTTTTAAAGCCGATTATGATTATCTTACCCAGCATTTAAATAAATCAGGGCGTATGGCTATGCTTGAGCTTTGTCCGAAATATCAACTTTCTGATCGGAGTGGTTGGGAGATTTTGGCACAGGTGCGCCATCCTGAAGAACCCCATAATCTTGCCTTGTTTTAGTGCTGAAACCGCTCCTCTCTTCTCTTTACTCCGATTTTAAGACAATACCCTTAATCTCAATAGATTAAGGGTATTTTTTATGTCTACTTTAACTTTTCTAGATATTTTTAACCGCTTAATTGGGCATGAGGGCGGTTATGTTAATGACCCTCGCGACCCAGGCGGGGAAACCAATTGGGGGATTACTAAACGCACAGCTCAGGCAAATGGTTATCAAGGCAGTATGCGAGCAATGACGCGTGATCAGGCTTTTAAAATCTACTACTCCGCCTTTTGGTTACGTTATCAATGCGACAAGATGCCCGAAGCGGTGGCTTTCCAGTTTTTTGATGCAGCGGTAAATCATGGATTAGGCAATGCAAGCCGTATGTTGCAACGTGCGGTTGGTGTGTTAGATGACGGCATTATCGGTAAATACTCTCTTGAGGCCATCAATCGCAATCCAATCTCTGACACGTTGATGGTGTTAAACGGCGAACGCCTTAATTTTTACACCCGATTAAAGAACTTTGACCGATACGGCAAAGGCTGGGTGAATCGTGTGGCACAAAACTTAAGATATGGAGCACAAGACAATGAAGTTTAAGTTTTCAGACATTTTAACATGGGTTTTTGATTGGTTCGGCTTGAGAGGAAAACAAACCAAATATCGACCTCACTTTTATAGCAAAAATGCGTGGAGTTATGTCGGCAACGGCAAGATGACACCGGCAATTGAATTAATGTTGAGACTTTGTTCATGAAAAAGTTTTTTGAACTCTTCACCAATGACAACGGGCGCGCCAGCACCACAGGTTTTATTCAGTTTTTCGGCTTTTTGGTGATGGCGGGTGTGCTGATTTATGCGGTCTATCTTGACCGTTCTACGGTGACAGATTTGTTCTTTTATTTTGCTTGTTTTTGTGGTGGTTCTGCCGCAACCAAAGGGGCGGTGATGGCTTTTCAAGCCAAACAAACCAAGCCAGAAGAACAGATTACCAGTGAAACCTATGTGGAGCCAGAACAAACGGATAGACCAAGGGGGATTTGATGAGTATGCAGATTATTTTAGCGGGACTTGGGATTTTCGTGCTATTGGGTGCGTATGTGATGTTTAAGCTGAAACAGGCACGCCGTGAGATTGAGCAGTTATTAAAAACCAATGCCCAGTTGCAAACGCAAAAAGCCGTGGCTGAAACTCAAGTAAAACATTTTGAAGTGAGAAAGAAAAATGAAGAAAACACTCGTAACACTAGCCGTGATGATGTCATTAACCGCCTGCAGCAATCAGGCGATCTCCGTGATTAATCCAAGTTGTAGTGGATTTGGCATTATCACTGCCAGCCGACAAGATAGCACGGAAACCTTGCGGCAAATTGCGGTACATAATGCGACTTATCGTGAGATTTGTGCCGAAAGTAAGGAGTCAAAATGATTGACGATAAAGTGTTTATTGGGATTGGCACGACCTTGATTATGACATTAGTTGGCTGGGTGTGGAAATCAGTAAAC